CGAAGGGCTGAAGCCTGCACAAGCAGCAGAGAAGGCCGGATATGCTGCTGGCAAGTCTGGATATGTAAGTGCTTACAAGAGTTTGAAGACACCCCATGTGCAGGCTTACATGATGCAGAGGATGAATGAGGAGTTCGGACTTAGTGCTATAGCAGCGGTGAACACCGTGCGTAGGCTCGCCACAGGGGCCAAGAGTGAGTACGTAGCGCTACAGGCTAGCCAAGATTTGCTGGACCGAGCGGGATACAAGCCCATAGATAGGAGCCAAGTACAGGTGGCTGGCGACATCAGGGTTAGCATTGACCTTGGCTAGGTAAAACAAACGTGTGTGTAGGCTTATAGGGGGGTGGCCCCCAAAACTGCGCGGTAGTTACTAGCTAGTGGTCTAGGACAAACATTTTTCTTCCAAAAGGCTCTACAACGAAAAGCTTGCCAGATGGCTGATAGTTTATAAGAGTGCTTGAAAATATTTTTAACCTGTGAGGTGAGCCATGTCAGAAGACAGTCGTCGTAGAAATTTGTTAGACACAGTTAAGTCTGAGTTAGCTTCTATTCCCAAGTACAAGAGTTCGGCTGATGGAAAGAGTTCTAGCTCTGCTGTTGCTGCCACCTCTAATGCTTTCACTGCTATTCGCCGTGGCATTCGTATGATGAAAGGTGCTGAGTCTAGCGCTGCTTTGACTAAGAAGAAGAAGCGTTTGGAATCTATTCTACGCAACGAAAAGAAACTAAAGAGCATGACGTTTGAGTTGGGTTCGAAGAATGGCCCTGTTGATTACAAGGGTAACCCTGTCAAAGATTCTGGTAACGGTGTCGCTACTAGCCAGACTGTAAGTCAGGTTCTTTCTAAGATGTATAAGGACTTAGATAAGAAATGAGTAGAACTCCTGCTTGGACTAGGAAAGAGGGTAAGAACCCTAGTGGTGGATTGAACGCTAAGGGTCGTGCTTCTTATAAGGGTGGTACATTGAAGGCTCCTGTTAAGAAGGGTGACAATCCTCGTCGTGCATCTTTCTTGGCTCGCATGGGTAACATGAAGGGGCCGGAGCGTGATGAGAAGGGTAAGCCCACTCGTCTTCTTCTTAGCTTAAAGGCATGGGGCGCATCGTCCAAAGCTGATGCTAAGGCAAAGGCTCGCGCTATTAGTCGACGGAATAAAGCGAAGAAGGAAACTTGATATGCCTGTGAATGAAGCTGGTAACTACACCAAACCTTCTATGCGAAAGTCATTGTTTAATCGCATTAAGGCCAGCACCAAGGGTGGTAAGGCTGGTCAGTGGTCTGCTCGCAAGGCGCAGATGCTGGCAAAACAATACAAAGCAAAAGGTGGAGGATACCGATGACTATTGAATTTTATAGCGTTCACATGATGGTTGATATTATCAAGGAGTTTCGGCTTCGTGGAGTAGAGTTTGAGTGCAAGATCGATGATCTAGGCAGGGGTACTTTTTATATAGAGGAAATTGAGCGCTGTGAAATCATCTCAAAAATCACTGCTTAACTGGGGCAAGCAAAAGTGGCGCACTAAGAGTGGGAAGCGTTCTCAGGATACTGGTGAGCGTTACCTGCCGGAGAAGGCTATCAAGTCTTTGAGTGATGCCGAGTATGCTGCCACTACTAAAGCGAAGCGTGAGGGAACTAAGAAGGGGAAACAGTTTGTTTCTCAGCCTAAGTCCATTGCCAAAAAGACAAGGAAGTATCGCTAATGCCATGGAAATTTAAGAACACTGATACGGAGTGGAACGGTGAGACGCATGAGTTGGCGGGCCGCACTTTTACTGGGGCGACTCGAACGCCTAATTCTCAGCCTTTGGTTTGGGTTGAAGCGGCGGCGGTGAAGAAGACTCCTACCCCTTCTAAGCCCAAGCAGCCCCGAAAGAAGCAAGCACCAAAGCCCAAGGGCGCAACAGCGTGGGATTAAGACATGGCTGAGAAAAAGAAGTTTACTCAAGCTGAGTACGATAAGTTAAGCAAGCAACTCGATCAGGCGGAAGCTGCCAGCAGCAATACCTTGTTTAAGCGTGTTCGCAATAAGGTGCGCAGTCTCTACATGAGCGAAGACGCAATGCTGGACATGAAGGAAAAAGAACGCATGGGCCAGCGAGCGATTACTGGCAAGCATTACTCATTGCTTAAGCGTGTGCGTGAGATGGAGAAACAGATGATTACGGATGCCAACAAATGAGTTTCCTTCATACCCTTTCTCAGCCTGAGCGAGATACGTTACGCCGAGTTGTTAAGATCGTGCATATGAAGCACTATCCCAAAGACTTCGTAACTAACTACGAGACCGACAAGATGATCGAGGCCATCGGACCAGAGGTGGCTGCTCGAATGATTAAGGTTGGTATAGACAGCGGGATCAACAATAAGTGACAGACTTCAAGTACAAGCCAGACGGTGATGTGGTTAAGGCTTTCATGAAGGACGATACGTTCTTTCGTGGCATTCGTGGCCCCGTTGGTTCTGGTAAGTCTGTGTCTTGTTGCGTTGAGATATTCCGCCGTGCCTTGGCGCAAGAGCCTAACAAGCAGGGCGTGCGCCGCAGTCGATGGGCAATCATTCGTAATACCAACCCGCAGCTAAAGACTACTACGATTAAGACTTGGCTAGATTGGTTCCCCGAATCTGATTGGGGCAAGTTTACTTGGTCGGTTCCTTACACGCATAACATCCGCAAAGGTGACTTAGAGCTTGAGGTTATCTTCCTTGCCCTAGACCGGCCCGAAGATGTTAAGAAACTCCTGTCGCTCGAGCTTACTGGCATCTGGATCAACGAAGCACGGGAAGTCCCGAAGAGTATTATCGATGCGTGTACCATGCGTGTTGGCCGCTTTCCTTCTATGCGTGATGGCGGAGCCACATGGACAGGCGTTATCGCAGATACTAACGCGCCAGAAGAAGATCACTGGTGGCCGATTATGTCTGGTGAGGTTCCTGTGCCGGACCACATCCCGCGCGAGCAAGCTAAGATGCTGGTCAAGCCAGACAACTGGTCGTTCTATACGCAGCCTTCTGGGATGGTTGAGACCTACGATGAAGAGGGCGAGGTGGACGATTACGTTCCGAATACTGATGCTGAGAACGCTCAGTACATGAGGAAAGATTATTACCCAAACTTAATCCGTGGTAAAACAAAAAGCTGGATTGACGTCTATGTCATGAACAAGCTGGGTTCTATCCAAGACGGGAAGCCAATATACCAGATGTTTGCTCGAGATATGCACGTTGCTAAGGAGGAGGTGGCGGTTGCCGCTGGTGCTCCTGTCTATGTAGGCTTGGACTTCGGCCTTACTCCCGCAGCCACTATCGGTCAGAAGGTGCGCGGCAGGTGGCTGGTTCAGTCTGAACTTGTTGCCTTTGATATGGGGATTGTAAGGTTTGCTGAAGTCTTGCGCGAAGAACTTGCTACACGCTTTGCTGAAGCCTCTGAAGTATTTATCTACGGCGATCCGGCTGGTGACTTCCGTGCGCAAACGGATGAATCCACACCATTCCATATCCTTCGAGGTGCTGGCCTCAGAGCCTTCCCCGCGCCTTCTAACTCTGTTGACCTACGCCTTGAGTCGGTAGCCTCTCAATTGCAGAAGATGGTTGATGGCAAGGCTGCGTTTATGATCGACCCTCGTTGCCAGCAACTAATTAAAGGCTTTGAGGGTGGGTATCAGTACCGCCGCATGGAAGTATCGGGCGAGCGCTACGCTGACAAGCCGGACAAGAATATGTATTCCCACATCCACGATGCCTTGCAGTATATGATGCTTGGTGCTGGTGAGGGTCGAGCATTGATGAACAGTCAGGCACCTGCAAGACCAGTGGTTGCCGAACGAAACTTTGATGTATTTAGTAAGAGGGCGAGCAAGTCTCGCCGCCAAGGTCTATGGGCTAGGATGTAATTATTGTGCGTTGTGCTTTTGATTACTTTCTGGTTTTGCGATTTTAACATAGGAGACAGCATATGTGCTTTAAGAAACCCAAGCCCGATCCCAGAATTGCAGAGCAGCAAGCACAGCAAGAAGCTGACGTAGCTGCTAAGAAAGAAGAAGAGCGCAAGGCAGCAGAAGTGGCGCGTGAAAAAGAAGCTGAAGCCAAGCGTCAAGCTGAAGCTAGCGAAGCTGAAATGGCAGCAGCGCAAGAGCAAAAAGATGAGCGTCAGAGCGAGATGTCGCAAGGTGTCATTGACACTGATCCAACAGCAACAGCTACAAAAGCTATGGGTCGCCGTCGTTCTAAGCGCTCAGGCCGTGGTCGCCGTAGCTTGTTGAGTTCTTCTGGTGGTGGCGCAGGTTACTTCAGCAGGTTCCAATAATGATTACAGACCCGATAGCAAAAGAGTATCTGAAGCGATACGAAAAGGCGAAAGCAAAGCGTACTAACTTTGTTGATGTCTTCGAGGAGTGCTACGAGTATGCTCTCCCGCAGCGTGAGTCCTTTTACCATGAGGTATCTGGACAGCGCCGCGATGATAAAATCTTTGATGAAACTGCCGTAGTTGGTGTGCAAGAGTTTGCCTCTCGCTTGCAGTCGGGTCTTGTTCCTAACTTTGCTCGGTGGGCTGACCTGTCCGCTGGGTCAGAGGTTCCAAAGGAGCGCCGTGAGGCAATCAATAATGATCTGGATGAAGTAACTGAGTATGTCTTTGAGGTTCTACAGAACTCCAACTTCTCTCAGGAAATCCACGAATCGTTTATGGACTTGGCCGTAGGTACTGGTGTTCTTGTTTGCGAAGAGGGCGATGCAGTTAATCCTGTTCGCTTCTCTGCAATCCCACTACCTCATGTGATCCTAGATACTGGCCCCGATGATAAGATCGACCACGTATTCCGTGAGCGTAAGAACATCCGCTTTGATATGATTAAGATCATGTATCCCAAGGCTGAGTTCAACAGTGAGTTGGAGGGTCTGGCTAGTAACCAATCAGACCAGACTACTACTGTTCTTGAGG